TCGAGCCCATCATATTCCTCGGTCTGGCTAGCATCGAGGGTTACGCCCTCCTCCGCTGCCTTATTCATCAGGTCGGTCATGCGCGCGGACTTGGCGTGGCGCGTGGCCTCAAACGCCGAGATCTGCTCGGCAATGGTCTTGGACACTGTACGAACCCCTTTCCTCTGGGTCGTGTGGTGGACAGGGCCCGGAGCGCCGGGGCTGGGTGGAGGGCCGGCGGGGGTCTGCTCGCGGCCAGACGCGGCCAACAGGTCCCGATCGACCGATTTCACGAGGGTGATGGTGGCGTCGCTATTGGCCGGCACGGTCACCAGCGACAGTTCCATCACCTCGGACTTGATGAAGCGAAGGCCGCCTTCTTCCAGGCGGGAGTATTCGAGCGGCCGGAAGCCGATGGAGACAGCGCGGACCAACCCAGCCTTCACCTCACCCCATGCCGTATCCACGCGATCTTTCAGCGGCCCCGCCTCTGCGATCCGCGGTAGGGAAGCCTCGAAGGTAATGCCGTCCTTCGTCGGGCGGTCGAAGCGCACCGTCCCCACGGGTCGGTCGTGGTCATGCTGGTGAAGCAACGGCATAGGGTTCCGGAAGGAGACCCCGAGCGGCTCCACGATGTCGCCCATCCGATCCGCACTAGGCGTCGTTGCCACGCCGCGGATGATGCGCTGGTCCTCCTCGACCGCCTTGACGGTCAAGAGTGAGTAGGCGCGATCCATGTGTTGGTCCCCCGGGCGGCGTGCCGCCTAGACGAAAAGCATCTGATACTCAGGCTTCCGAACCGGCTCCGGGTTCCGGCTCATCAGCGCGATCGCGTTGAAGGCCGCCACCAGCGGGTCAATCTTCGCGGAACCGGCCGCGGCCTTGTCGATCGCCACCGCGTTGCCCCGGGGCTCTGCCTTCGCGTTGCCCACGGCCCAAGCCATGATCGGCTGCCCGCCGTGACGCAGGGACCGGTTCGCCAGTTTCCGCTCGGCCGTCTTGATGGCGCCGGAGAGGCGCCACCCCTGCGGCACGCCGATCACCCGGTCATTGCCAGCAATACCGCGCTCCGCCAGCGCATCTACGATCTCGCCGACCCCCATCGGGTCTAGGCCGACCGAAGCGAGTATCCCCGCCTCGTCGATCTGCGCCACCAGATCGGCCAACTCATCCACCTCAGGCCCCGGCTCGGGCACGAAGGACAGTGAACCGTCCCGCTCGAAGTCCCGCAGGGTGGGGGCTAGTGCCTTGCGGCGATCGAGCACGATGTTCTGCGCCCAAGCCTTGCCCCAAAGGAGCCAGTCGCGCGTCTCTCGCTCACGACCGAGCACGGCCAGCCCTAGCAGGTCGTCGGCCCCACCGCCGTCAACCCCAACCACGACAACCTCGCACCGCTCCAGGATCGCCTCGAAGCTGATCTCAGGATCCGCAGCGTCCTGCCAGAAGTCCGCCCCCGCCCAGCGGTCAGATCGCAGGCCAAGGCCGATTTCGATATTCAGGTGCTGCGAAGCCCAACGCTGTACCTCTTCGGCGCCAAGCTGCTCGGCCGTCGCGAACTCCTGCACCAGGCGTTCGACGGTGATGGAGCGCCCCGCATTAGGCGCCACCATGTGCCAGCAGCCAGGGTCCCGCCACTTCTCCTGGTTCGCCGCGATGTCTTCCGGGAACTCGTAGAGAACCGGCAGAACCGGTCCCTTGGCCCGGCCGTCTCGAATGGCCCGAGCACGGTTCAACTCGGCCCGAAAGACGCCGGCAGGCGCCTGCTCGGACTGCGTTGTGATAAACAACCCGAACGCCTCAGGCTGCGCGATCATGCCGCCGCGGAGCTGACCCACCGCACTCTGCGCCTTGGCCGACTTCGCCATGACGTGGAGCTCGTCGACCAAGAAGCCCGTTGGCTTCTGACCGGTCAGCACCGCCGGGTCGAAGGACATCACCTCGAGCGTCGCGCCAGTGCCGAGGTGCGTGATCGTCTTCAGGTGCTGCTGCACCTTCATGCGCTTGGACAGCGCCGGGTCCAGGTCGATCGCCCCGTGGCACTGGCCAAAGGCCAACTCCGTGACGTCCTGGGTCGGCGCGACCAGCAGGAATTTACCTTTCGGTCGCTCGTTCAACAGTAGCGCCGTCAGCATCAACCCGGCGCCGTAACTCGTCTTTGAGTTCTTCTTCGCCACCAGAGCGAAGACCTCGCGGATATGCCGCTCGCCGGCAGCCTTGTCCCAGGAGCCAAACAATGCCCGCACGATGTCGCGGAACCAGTCGCCGGCTGCATCCGCCAGCGTCGGGTTGCCTGGCACGTCCGCTAAGCGCAGCCGGTTGAACACCCGCACTGCGCGCTCCGCCGCCGCATGGTCCAGCGCAGGCAGCGCAGGCACCAAGGAGCGGCCGGTGCGGATCCGGTCTTGCCAGTCTGGGCAGGATAGGTCCCAGGGCATCAGTTCGGCCGGGCCGGCTCCAGATCAGCGCCCCATCCATCATCCGGCGGCACGCCGTCGTCATCACCTTTCGCAACCGGCTTCGGCGCCAGCTTGGCATACTCGAAGGGCAACGCGGCCTTGGCCGCCTCCATCCGCGCGCCAAGCGGCGCGTCCGGCGATTGGTAGACCGCCTGCATAAACTCGAGCGATGTCAGGCCATTGATCACCGGCAGGTAGGGAGCCGGGAGGCTGGAGCGGTCCTTGCTGCCCTTTGGCCGGCCTGCGCCGGGGCGCTTGCCGCCGCGTGGCATCGTTGAAATCTCCTAACCGTCTGAATTTATTCAACCCTACGAGGGGCCATAATCTGCGCGTGAGCCCCTGTGCGGTTGGGACCCCCATGGCCGCCCGAAGATCCGATACCCCCCCCTCCCTCGACGTGCCCGCGGGGCGACGCAGGCGGCTGCTGGAGCCGGTCAGGCGGGACGGTGGCGGTGGTAGCGCTCGGTCATGCGCGCCGTCCTGGCGCGCGCTGTCTTGGCTGTGTGGCAGGACCCGCAAAGGGCCTGGCCGTTGGTCGGGTCAAAGGGGGCACCGCCGTCCTTCAGCTCCACGATGTGGTCAGCGAAGAGGCGCACGCCTGAGCGGCCGCACTGCTGACAGGCGCCTCCTGCCCGGCGGGTGACCTCGGCCCGCCATCTCTGGTGCTCCGGAGTGAGGTAGTGCGGATCGGCCTGCTTCGGCGCCGGTTGAGCGGTGCGGGTGTCGAGAGAGCCGATGCGTGACGGCAGGGAGGTGAGTGGCGCCCGCTTCGGCTTCGCCATCAGACCTCCCGGAACGACAAACGCCCCGCAGCGGGTGCTGGCGGGGCGATCTGGTCGCACGTATGGCGACGCGTTACCCTACTCTCGCAAAAAGCAACACGTCAAGCATCATTTTAGCCGCCACCAGTCGGCCAGGAAGGTGAGCGCCTCGCGCACCAGATAGGCGCGGCTAAGAGGCGACGGCTCATGCAGGACGACCGCCATTCGGACAGCATTGGCATGGGCCTCACTGCACTGGCGCTCCACCTCGGCCATGGCTTGGCGGTACTCGCGGAAAGCTAGGCCCGCGGCTTCCTCCTCGTCCCTGCTCAGCGTGGCTCCGCCCTTCTTTCCGCCCGAGTAGCCGGCCGGGCCTTCCCATCCACGCAGAGCCTCCTTCCACAGGGCGCCCAGCTTGGCCGCTGCGGACTGCTGCCTCGGCGTCCAGCCTGCGGCGTGGCCTTTGCCGTGGTCGCGGTAGCGGGTCTGGTCGGGATCGCCCGAAGGGCGCGTGATGCCGCGGAGGTCGGTTGCCGCCTGGATGAAGTAGTCCGCATCCGCGTCCGTCATGGTGTAGCAGGCGTCGGGCCCGCATTGTTCGATCATACCCATCACCGCCACACCCCCGCTGGTGGATTGTCATTCGCCGTAGCGCCCACCCTCACCCACCAGTCGGCCGTCTCCCTGCAGCGCAGCCAGTCGCGCGCCGTGCGCATCCCGCCCAGCATCGCCGACCAGTGGTGCGGGCGGATCGTCAGGGGGCGGGTCATGGGCGGGGGTCCTTCGGGAGTTCCATGTCGCCCCACATCAGCAGGAACTTCTTTGACCCGATCCGAGCCACCCATTCGCCGCGCAGGTGGTAGGAGCCGACCCGCTGCGAGAAGCAGCTTCCCTTGGTCGCCAGCCACAGCCACAGGCCCGCCGGCAGGATCAACGTCCACGGTCTCACGCCTTCCCCTCCATTCCCGCCCGCACAGCCCCGCAGGAGGCGCCTGACGCGTCCGATGGCTGTCCGGTGCCGCCCAGGGGCTGTGGCGGGGTCTGGTGGGGCTGGCGGGAGGCAGCGTCCTTAGCTGCCTTTGCAGCGCGGATGCGTGCCAACGCCGCCTCGCGTCCTTCCGGGCCGATGTGCGGCGCGGGGTTCGTCGCCAGCACTTCTGGCGGGTAGTGAAGGTCCGCCTCCTTCTGGCGGGAGGCGCGGAGGGCGATGCCCAGGGCTTCAGTCGCTTCGCTGTCTGCCGCTGTCAGGCGACCCTCCAGACTTTCGAGCGCCGCGGTGTACCGGCTCCCACGCTTGCTGGGGGCATGCGCCTGCTTCATGCGATCCAGGTCGCACATGGCGCCACGTGCGAGGCCCTGGAGCAGTTCTAGCGCCATGCGCATGCGGTTCAGCTCCTCCCCCGGCAGCCACTCCAGCGCCCGCTCCTGGGCCTTGGTGAGGGCGGTCACGGGGCGTCGTCCTTGGCGTTCTCGACCAGCGCTTGCCGCATCCCCTTCTCCGTTGCGCGCAGAATGCCAGGCAGGTCGTCAATGACGTCCTCCAGAGCGCCAGCACGGTCCCCGGGAGGGAGGGTGCAAATCTCCTGGGCCAGAAGGGCGAGGAGGAGCGAACTGCGCCCTTCCCACCCAAGCCCCTCCATCAACCTCGCCACAGGCTTCACAAGCGCCACGGCCCGGCGGCGTTGATCTTCCATCACCTTCCCTCCCCCCTCACCGCGTCCAGCACCGCCAGCACCTGCGGCACCACGGCGGGGCTGTTGGTCTTGACCTGCTGCTGCAGGACGTCGGCGGACAGGGACACGGCGGCGGTCGCGAGGGGGGATTGGCGGTCAGCCGGCATTGAAGCTCGCGCAGACCACGCCGGCCTGCGTCCCTTCCACAGCATCTCCAATCAGCACCGCCGTGACCTCTGCTGGCGAGCGCGCCCAGGTGCTGAAGTAGCCGTCGCCCCAATCGCTTAACTGGCCGGGATGCGTCGCCTGGGCTTGCTCCACGGTCTCGGCGGCCACCACGGCACTGTCGTAGGTGTCGTAGCCGTCGTTCACAGACTGGCTGATGAGCCAGAGCTTCATCGCACTCACCGCCCGCCTCCCTTCGCCAGCACGTCCCGCAGTTGCTGGGCGGACGGATACGGACGCCACACAGGCACGCCGGCTTCCTCGGCTAGGCTCACCATGCCCTCGGTCCCAGAACCGCCTGGGAAGGCCACCACGAGGCTGGGGCGGGCGTCCGCGAGCATCCGGGCATTCCGACGCGGCCCTGCGCCTGGCCAAGGTCCGTCAAGGTCGTGCCGCACCCGGTAAGGCACCACGACCACGCCGGCAGCCTTGGCCCACTGATCCGCCAGCAGATCCGCTCCGCCGAGGTGGCAGGCTCCATGGACGAGCGTCCCGAGGCCACGGGTCTCGCGCAGCCGATCCAAGGCCAGCCATACGGCCTGACGATCCTTGAAGTCCCGGCCGCCGCAGACGAGCACGATGCGGTCGTGAAGGATCATGGGGACGCGATCAGCCATGGACCACATCCCCCCGCAGAGCCGGCGTGGCGCTCGGCCCGGCGTAGGGACGCAGCCAGCGGTCATCGGCGGCACACGCCTCGCTGCAGGCCATCACCAGCGGCGGCAGGACGCGTGCTGCAGCCCCGCCCATCTTCACCCGCCCGCCGCAGACGAAGCAGGCCTTGCTGGGCTGTTGCGGGGCGAGGGGCACGTAGTCGATCGCGCCGGCGATGCCTGTGCCTTCACGGGGCATGCGACACCCCCGTCTCCGCGAGAAGCTTCTTCGCCTCGCGAACCGTCTTCTTGGTCGTGTGCATGACGATCTGCCCGCCAACCTTCAGCCAGACGATGTCGAGATCACGAATCTCGACGGTGGCGCCTTGAGCGAGGAAGTCGGCGGCGCGCTGGGTGCGGTCGAACCCCGACATCAGTGACAACCATTACAGAGGTCGTCACGGAGGTTGTCACCTCGAGAACCTTTGTCCCATAAGGGTTGTGACAACGGTGACAACGGTGACAACCTAAAATCAAAACATTCCGTAATCATATTACGGAACTCTTTGGGCGAGTTTCCGGTTGTCATGGTTGTCATTCCCTGCCCAATCAATGGGTTAAGGTTGTCACAGAGGTTGTCACGTGGGTTGTCACCGGTTGTCACGGCGCCCTCTCCCACCAACGCTCTTTGTTCTTACGAGCGGCTTTCCAACCTAGCCGCGTAAGAATGGCTGTGACCCGCATCTGAGCGCCCCGGTTCTGTCGCTCAGTGGGCATCTCAATAGCGCGTTCGAGGATCTCCGGAGCGGTCGTCTTGTTGAGCGGGACACCATTTGTCCCCCCATCAACGAACCGAAGCACCTTTTGGTGCCAGGGATCTTCCACCATACGGTCTTCTTGTGACTGCACTGCCTCGTCGCGAGCATCCTCGTCGTCGAGCCAATGCGCTTCGCCGTCTGCCTCCCGCTGAGCCGCTTCCGCCCAGAGCTGATCACGATGCGTCCGAACCCATTCAACATCAGCTTTGGTGCAATCGAAAGGCCAAAAGCGACGATTGCCAGTAGGATCTCGCAACCACTCTTGCGCGTTGGTTGTGCCGACAAGAATACCTTGCCGCGGAACCTCGATGACCTGACGCCCATAAGGCGGGCGATAACGATCAACCTGCCGGGTAATGAATGCTTTCACAGCCTCCGCCTCTGAGGCGAGGATCTGTGTCAACTCCGCCATCTCGAGCATCCAGAGGCCACGCTGAGCCATAGCGGCGTCTTTGTCGGAGAGATCGTCGGGGAGGTTATCGCTGAACCAATCCGGGCCGCAGAGTGTTGCAAGAGCAGTGGATTTGCCCTTGCCCTGCGCACCCTGCGCTACTGGGACGTGATCAAACTTTACGCCTGGATTGCGGACCCGCCGGACTGCGGCAATCAACATCTTCGCGCCAACAGCGTGAGTGTAGGCGTTCATCTCTGTGCCAAACGCATCATGAAGCCAGGTATTGATACGCGGCTTGCCGTCCCATTCGAGGCTATCCAGGTACTCGCGAACGGGATGAAAGCGGTTGCGTTCCGCCTCAGTCTCCATCGCATCTTCAACCGTCTCGCGGCGCAAACGGGGGCAGTAGGTGCGCTGCATGTAGGCGGTGATGTTCACCACGTCGGCCCGGGTCCAGGCGCGCGGGTAAGGCCCCGGCGCAGGCTTGTCTCCTGGATTGGCGAGAGGCGGTGCGGCAAGCAGGTATGACTGGCCGCGAAACTCATCAAATCCGATGCACCCAGCGAGAGCCGGATCCCAGGCGAGGATCAAGAGTGCATTTCCCAGCGTCGGTATCGGCTTATCAGTGCCGTCGAGAGCGAGCCGGTCCTTAAGCTCCAGCAAGCTACCTCCACGCTTGAAGCTAGCGTTCATGCTTGCCCCCACTGGAGAGGCTGAAGCTCCCCGGCATTCAACCCTGAGCGCACGGTCGACTGCGCTTCCGACCGGGATTGACCGGCGGCGATGCCGGCCTCGATTAGCTCCCGCTCGGCCGTAGAGCGATCGATCGCTCCTGCCCCTACGAACCCGCCCACAAAGAAGGCCCGGCGATGCAGAGCGATGTTGCGGGCGCCCCGCGGTGCCCCGGCTACCTCGCCGAAGGACTGGAAGATGGCGCGCATGGCGCGGTCGGTGGTGGGCACAACGGGGCGCGAAGGCTTTGGGGGAGGCGGCGGCGGAGCCATGAGGGCCAGTAGCCAGTCAGGGGCGCGCGGCGGGGCGACTTCCCAGGGGGCGACGGTCCAACGGTATGGCTGATTGCGCTTATTGCGGGAGGGAGAGACGGTGAAGGCATTACGGCCCGCGCAGGTGTCCAGCCCCGGCGCCGGCTTGGCGCTCCCGGCGGCGATGGGGTGGCCGTCGTCGCGGAACACCATGAGGTGCCCGCCGGAGCCGGAGCGGCCATGAGGGCGCGGGGGCAGCGGGCCATGGAGGGCGCAGAGGTCACGCAGCACTGCCACACCATCCGCGGCGTGGTCCGCGCCAGGGATATCGACGTCTAGGCCGAACACCCCCGACCCGGCAGGGATCACCTTCCAGCAGCAGCCCGGGTACTGGTGCGACCAGCGGCCCAGCTGCTCCAGATCAGCCGTGGCCTGGTCTAGGTAGCCCCGGAACATGCCCTTTTTGGTCCGCGTCGCGGGGGCGCAGCGCCAGCCCAGCAGCGCAATGCGCTCAATGTCCGGGTGCAGGTTCATGCGCCCACCAGAACAAGGGCCCGCTCGGGGCGTGTTGCTGCCACGTAGAGGAGCTGTTGTGTCTCCAGGGGGTTAGAGGCTGCCCGCCGACGGATATCCGCCACGTCCACGAAGGCATTCCCGAAGGTGCTGCCCTGGCTGGTGTGCACCGTCATGGCGTAGATCGGGTGGAGCTGGGCAACCGCCTCCTTGAACTCGAAGAGGTGCCTCCAGCGCTCGCGGGACTGCGCTGCCTCGTCCCGGAACCGCCTCTCGGCGCGGGCGAAGACATTGATGTCGGCGGACATCTGCACGTCGATCTGCTGCCCGGAGCGATGGGCAAGGGTCACGCGCCAGGATGGGAGGTCTATGGTCCAGCCATCGCACCGGCCGGTGCCCTCCACGTCATGGTGCAGCGTGTCACGGGCAATCCCGATCACCTCCGCCTCCTCGTTCGTGCTGAAGATCGTGACCTTGTCCTGGATGATCGGTGCCCGGATCAGGGCGAACTCCCCCGGCACGAAGGGAACCCGCGCCTGCGAGCCGTACCGCCACGTCCGGATCATCTGGTTGATCTCGGCGACGCGGTTGTTGGTCCAGGCGAGGCAGCGGAAGCTGTCCGGATCCGCGTCGAAGTCGGCCGAGGTGAAGGCCTTCTTCATCCAGGCATTCGCGTCAGCACCCGGCAGGTACACGCCCAAAGGGGGCGCCTTGGCGGGCTTGCACCAGGACCAGTCCATCGGCCCGCCCTGGCTGACCCGGATGGCATGGGCGGCGCTCAAGATAGGGTTCTCGGCGCTCTGGCGCACGATGGTGTCGAGGTGCGACCGGGCCTTGGTGTCGAAGCTCTCGGATGCCGCCTCACCCACGGGGGGAAGCTGGGCGGGGTCGCCGACGAACAGGACGAAGGACACCGGCAGGTAGCGCCGGATGTAGCCCATGAGGTCCGCGCCGATCATCGAGCACTCATCGATGACCACCACGTCGGCCAGCACGGGCTTGGCTGTCTTCTGCCGCTCGAATACCTGGCGATCGGCCACAATCTTGGGCTGCAGGCTCAGGAGGCTGAAGATCGTACGGCAGTCCACGTCCTCGATCCCCGCCTGGCGGAGCTTGCGGGACAGTACGGCCACGGCCTTGTGGGTCGGAGCAGTAAGAGCGACCTTGAGCCCCCTCGCCTTCCAGCGGCGCGTCAGCTCCTGCATCAGCGTCGTCTTGCCCGATCCGGCATAGCCGGTGAGCAAGTACCGATCGCCGGCACCCTGAGCCTCCAAAATCTCGGAGGCAGCGCGTTCCTGGTCGGGTGTGAGGGTCAGAGCCATCAGAGCAGCCCCGCCTTCCGGAACTCAGCCTCGGCGCTCGATATGTCGCGGGCGACAATCACCGTGAAGCCAAGCTCCCGCAGCTTCGGGTGCAGCGCCTTCTGGGCGTCGCTCAGCTTGCCGGTGGCGGACTTCATCTCGATCAACACAACCTTGCCGCCGGGGAGCCAGACGGTCAGATCGGGGAACCCGCTGACGACACCCGACTTTTTGCGTGCAGCGGCAAAGCGGGCTCGGCTGTGTGGGTTGCTGCTATCCCCTTTCCGCTCGTTCTCGACCGCGGCAACGATGCAGCGGGGGAACTGCGTCTCCAGCCACTCCTTCACGGCGCGCTGTTGCTCGCGTTCCGGGTTGCCTCGCTTGGTTTTGGGGCGCGCGTCACGGGCCGCAGTGCGCGCAGCCCAGGCGTCAGAGAGGGCGAGGAAGTTGCTCACTGGCGCCCCCGCAACTTGTCGGCGGCTTCCCTGAGCCGATCGGCTAGGAAGCCGCGGCACCAGGTCACACGCACCCACCCAAGCGAAAGCCCGGACAGAACGCCCTTCACGCGCCCCCAGCCCACACGCCCAGTCTCAATGATGATCGAAGCCATCTAGGCGCCTTCCTTCACTGCGCGGCGCCCGCGCACGATGTCGAGGATGGCGGCCTCAAAGTCCGGATCCGCCGCCATGAGTTCCACGATGTTGTCGAGACGGGGCGCGCACTCGCCGTCCAGCCAGTTCCGGGCTGCCCGCGGAGTGGCATTGGCGGCGCGGGCCAGACGCTCAGGCGCGTGGCGCAGCTCGCCGTAGCGGTTGCGGAGG